CTGTCCAAAGTCTGATGGATGCAAAGCCCGGTTGCGGTTGTGTGGTTACATCATCGCGGCCCATGCGGATCGAGATAGATGAGATCGTGTTATCGGCGTAAGTTGTAGCCCCTGCAAAAGTGACAGTCGGATACGGATCATACGTTGTCACAATGTAGCCCCGACTAGATTGATCGCACCTGTTCGGCGTGATGAATCTTGGAGTAAGCGTTCAATGCTTCTGCGAGCAGACTCACCGTCAATGACACCGTTCATGATGATTGTTACGCCACCGCTACCGCCTGTGTCTGGGCGGATAGATCCAGAGCCACTTGGCACAAAAGTTTCAGGGCCAAACTCGCCAACGCGGTAAGCCTTACCAGCCATCACAGGGCCTCCAGCTGCTCTGGCTTCCTCTGTAAGTAACTTGCCAAGAGCTTGCACAATCAAATTGCTTGGCAAAAACTTTAATAAAGGTTTGATCTTGGTATACATGGTGGACAATTTCTCAATGGCAGTAGAGATGTTGTTAATTGCATTAGCGGTTTTCTCTAAGGTAGTAAGTCCATCAGCTGCATTCTTACTAACCAAAGCATCAAACATCATCTTGAAAGCATCAGCCAAAGCGACAAGGCTACGGCCCAAACTGTATTCGCCACCATCATTAACTTCGCCAGCTAGTTCTCGGGCGCGATTAGTCAGGCCATCAGGATCCTCGCCGCTAAAGGCTTTTGATACTTTGATAACAATGTCTAAAAGATTTGTTAATTTAGGCAATAACTTTGCGCCAAGGCCCTCTTGAATGTCACTAAATCGCTCTTGCAAAATAGCCAATTTGCCTGCATAAGTTTCGGTATTTGCTTGAGCAGCACCACCAAACAAACGGACTAATTCCGCTTGCACAACATTGAAATCTCCTGATTTTTTGATGTTGTCATCTAAAGGGATACCGAGTTTTTGTAATGCACCAAAGTTGCCACCGTAAGCTTTACCAAGTGTCAAAGATACTTGTTCAAGATCACGCCCGGTAGATGCACTAATGTCCATTGCCAAGTTAGTTAAATCTTGAGCCTTTGTTACATCTCCCGTTGCTCTGGCAAGGTTTCCTAATGCTGGTCTAATCTTGCCGTCTGAAATACCTAAAGATAACTGTTGCGCTCTAACATAATCCTCGACACTTTTGACTTGTGTGTCTGTTGCTTTGGTGGTGTTTTTTAATGTTTTTGCTAGAGTTTTTTGACTTTGTTCATCCTCGATTGCTGCTTCTACACTATCAACACCAAGTTTGACTGCGTAAGTTCCAGCGGCCACAGCTGCGGTTGCAAAAGCGCCAGCCGCAATCTTGCCATACTTTTTAAGATTGCCAGCAAAACCTTTTGTTTGATTGTCTGCCCTGTCAAGGCTTCGACTAAATTGATCTACATCTGCTAGTAGATTAAGTTTGAGCGTTCTAACGTCAGCCATTTTGATCCCATTTCTTTATGACATGACGCTCAATTGCGTCTTTCCATTCTCTGGTTAGTCGTGGTTGTATTTCTTTCAGTTTCTTAAAAATGCCATAACCAATGTTTCCACGACCTTGTGGATCAGATCGATCTGGGAATCGGCGGCCACCGTTAGCAAACGGGGCTGGCCCGCCAAACTCCGAGCCAAACAATACTTGACCAGATACTGCGCCGCCGCTAAATCTCTGTTTGTTACCACCGATGGTCACATTTGGAATTCGATCTTTATTGGCTCGGATTGTAGCTGCAACCTTTTGAGCCTGTTTTGGTTTTGGATTCATTGTGTAACTAGATTGCAGTTCGGTTGCTGACCATGCGCTTATTGATGTCACTTCATCTTTTAGAGCGTTTTTAGATCCCTCATCCATCTGGCGAAATGCTTTGTAAAGGTTTCGGAGATCACTAGAGTCAGGTTGGATCTTAACTGTTACTCTTTCAGCCATGTCCATTCCTTTCTGCTATCAGCTGTAAAGCCGTATTTATGTCAGCGAGTGACCATTGGTACAGATCAGACAAGGGAATCCCGGTGCTTACCGCTATTCTGACGAGTCCGTCTGCGAGTTCTCTTTTGGGTTTTCCTCGATCACGTCCCAACCATCAAACTCATTTGTAACCCAAGCCTGCTGATTTGGCATCTGTGTTTTGCCTTGGGACTTTGCAGCCTTAAACAACATACAGGTGATCACATCCAGCGAGCCATCGTCTATCTTTTGCGCAACCTGCCTGACTGTGTAACCGAGTTCTCTTTCGATCTCTATCCATAGCCATGCATTATCGTCATGCACTTCGTACTTGTTGCCCTGTTGTGTAGTGATTTCGTACTTCATAAGGGTTGCCCTGTTCTCTCTATTACGCTCTTGTAACTGTTCCATCCTCGACTACAAAAGATAGCGAGGTAGTTAGTACGTCAGTAGCCGCGCCACCAACGGTTGGGAATACCGGGAATACGTTGCCAGTAAATGTGTCACCGTTTACATCAAAGCTAAACGCTAGTGATGTATCAGGTGCGCTGTTGGCTGCATCCCATAGTGCCGAGATGATTCCAGCTGATGCTGAATCGTCAAGGTATAGTTCCACGTTTAGTGTGGCGGTCTTGTCTACGGTCTTGTAAGCCCGACCAGATAAGACTTCTAGAACCTGCTGGTTGTTTTCGCGCTCAAGTGTGACGGTTGATGCCTGATCTGCGTATGACACCGAGTTGATGCTCAAAGTCAGATTCCGACCAGTTATGTATGTTGCTGGCATGACTTGCCTTTCTAGTTGGTTGTGACCATCTCGATGTTGAGTTGGCTGATAAGCATGTCGGCGTTTCCGATCTGCTGGACTGTGGGTTGTGACCATCCACCTAATAACGAAATGTTATTGGCTAGTAGATCAGTTACTGAAAAGATTAAAGTTTCCAAGTTGGCTAAGGCAGCTCGGTTGTCAGCTGCATTAACAATTACTGTGATGTCAAAGCGCACATTACAACGAGCGCCACCAATGGCACTAACGGTTATATAAGGCGATCCCGGCACAAGCACAATTGCTGGCGGGGTGATGTTTTCATTTGGGTATGCGTAAACTACTCGCCCGGCAGCTGCAAGAGTTGCGGCGAGTGCATCACGGTATGTTGCTAGGTCAGCCATTAGCCAACCATTCCTCTAGTGTCCATCCACTTGCCAAGTAATCCAGATACTCGGGTAAATAGGGAACGACCTAAACGGTATGGTGCTGGGCTTTGAAAGTCCACACCTTGCTGGCCAAGTGTGCCAGTGCGTGTGATCCAAATGTCGGCTGCAATTGCAAGCGCTGCTTGACGTACCTCATCAACGGTTGAGTAATCAATGTATTGTGTGGCGCTTACTGATCCGTAAGGCACGACACCATGCTTTGGGTAGTCCGATCCAGTGCCAGTAAATGACATTGTGTATTCGGTAACTTTTGTGATTGTTTTAGTTCCATCAAAGTTTGCGCCACTGTTAGCAATTACTACTGACTGGCCGACATAAACATCATGCGGGCGATCTGTCGTAATTGTGTTTACTAAGTTTGTACGCTGATGAGCAACTACGGCCCATTGGTTTTTAGTAAGTAAAGATAGGACTATGTTTTCAGCTGCATCGGCTACTTCTTGCACAATTGCATCTGCGTAAATGTCACCAATACCAAGTACGGCTTTTAACTCGCTTAGTGTAATTAGTGCCATGTCTTAATCCAATTCTTGTAAGTGTGTGGGGGACACAGGGCCGCATCCCCCACACTTCTAACTAACGCTGACTTAGGTCAGGTTAAAGCGACGTACTCCGCCTGCGGTGATTGTCTTGACGGCCATGTAACCGTAAAGCATTGTTTCAATCTCGCCAGTTGTAACTACGTTTGTTGACAGCTGCAATACTGGGCTTTCGTAGATTGCAACAGATGATGGAACAACAATAAATGCTGATTCATCAATGTTGGTTGAAACAGCCTTGTTGGATACGTAAAGGTCTAGGCCCATTACGTTTCCGCGAAGTGACTGTGTACCAACTGCACCGGCAGCGTTTTGTGGCTGTGATGCACTAAAGATTGGTCGCTTGGATGAATCCTGCGCGCCAATTAGCAGACCCCATTGGGATGTGCCAGCAATGTAACGTGTGGCCAATTCGCCAGTTGCAAGGTATGCAGCCGGGGTTTCGGTCTTAACGAATGACACAATGCCATCAACATCTGCGGCGGTTGCAGTTGCCTGTGTTCCACCTGCAGTTAGTTCAGCAATTACTGCTGCTTCGGTTGCTTGAGCGTAAACTCTCCGCATGTTATCAAGCATCGCAGCATAAAAGGACGGATCTGCGCGGTCAAAGAGCTCGACAGAATAACGCTGTAGTCCCTTGTAGGCCTTTACAGTTGCATCAACATAAGCTGATACAATTCCAGTTTCGGATGGGCCAGCACCTTCTGCTGTTTCTGCAACGCTGCCTGAAGTTGTGATCTTTGGGATCGAAACTGTCATGCCTGCGTTTGGAAGTGAGCGTGTGCCGATTGCATCAATCGCGCCACGAGCGCCGATCTGTGTATCTACTACCTGTGATACATACTGAATTGGCTTGAATGCTGGGTTGGTTGTAAAGGAATCGTCAGCTGCAGTTACATGCTTTGCATCCTCTGCCTTTGCGTGTGCAATCCATTCGGCACTTTCGTGATTTCCGCGTTGAGCCTTGATTGAATGCTCTAGGAAATGTGCTTGGGTCTTGATTGGTGAGCGCGGCTTGGTGTAAGCCACTGGTGCAGCAGCGTGAACAACAGCGGCTGCTGTTACTTCATCTGCAACTGGTGTTGTTACTTCGTCCACTGTTGTCTCCTGTGGTTCATCCTCGGCAGGGGTTTCTGCTTCGGTGGTTTGGTCCTCAGGATCGCAAGCTGCGACCTGAGAAATCTGTGCATCCTTGAATGCTGGGTTAGTTACATGTGCAACGGCTTCGAGCTTTGCAGATGATACGACCATGACACCTTTTTCGATGGTGTACTCATTGACATTGGCTTCAATGCTAAATGCCGGGCGTAATCCCTCTGATGCTTCTACAAGTGCATCATTGCCAGCGCCAGTAGGTGCAATCTTGAATGCCATTGAAATGCCTGCTGGGCTTACTTCTAAAGAATCTCCGATGCCGCGACCCAATGGGCGTGTGCGGTCATGTTCCATGTTTAACACAATTTCACTTGGGTCAATGTCACCAAAAGCGCCAAACTCAAAGCGCACTGGGCCTGCTGATGTATTTCCGCTTTTTCCAAACGGCACTACCAAACCTCTGATGGTTCTGGTCTCAACTGATGCGGCCAATACTTGACCCTCAAAACTAAGTTGCATTTGCTTCATTTCCTCTCGGGGCTAATTCCATTTCCTCACGCGCTTCATCAACGCTGATAATTCCAGCGGCAATCATTCTTTCTAGGACTTCAATTTGCTCTAGTGGATTACCACGCAAGTAATCGTCTAGATCAAACTTCACAACCGATCCACGAGGAGTCATATCGTTCATCGACAATCTCTCGGATATACAGGCCATGTACGGCTTCAGTGAAAAGTCCACAAGGCTTCTACGCTCTTGACTTACATTTGAGTAAGTAGCGCTGGCGCTTTCGGCGTTGATGTACCATGCCGGGATGTTGCATAGTCGCGCAATTTCTGCAGCTGTATTTAAGCGTGATTCAGTAAGTTGCATTTGTCCGGCATCATAGCCAAATGTGGTTACATCCAAAGGCCCTGACAAGTAAGCGGTTGAGCGTTGTTGTCTGGCTAGTTTCCATTGAGCCAACAAACTTGAAACCTGCTCTGGCGGTAGATCCACGCCAGTATTCTTAATTACCATTGTTGGATTAGGTTCGGCAGCCATTCGGCTTACTGCCATTTCAAGTTCTAATGCAGTTCTAATGGTTCGGCCACCACGATTGAGTAAGCCCTCATCTACACCACTAAACATAATCAATGAGCCAACGCCATAGGCAGGTAATAAATTACCGTCTAAGTAAAAGCCATTTAGTATTTCGTCAGTTTGTAAGTCAGTAGTGAAAGTTACCCGGGTTGGATCAATGCGCCGACATGCAATCGGTCTGCCATCCTCTGGACTAACTTCAAGCACCAGCCAGTGAGCGCGGCCAAAGAATAACAGATCCTCTACTGTCCAAAGCATTGTAATGATGCGTGGCAAGGCTGGATCAGGTTGCTTAAGTAGTTGGCGGCCCTCAATCCTTGCACCTGTAATTTCATTGTAAGAATGTAATCCCAGTTCGCCAATAGTTCCACAGATAATGTTTCTGGCTCTGGCTACAGCTGGTACTTGCATAGCATCGCTGCGGTTAATACCAAAAGATTGGAATGGGCTGAAATTATCTTGGTAGTAAGGTATAGCCAAATTTGCTTTGGCTTGCACATCTGATTTTTCTGGAGTCGTACCCAATAAGAAATCAATAAGTCCCATACTGCATTATCTCATAAATGTGTGACATTCAAGCATCTGTATAGCGTGTCGGGAAATGTGCGGGTTAGTGATAGGAGTGACTAACCCGCACATTGGGGTACTGCCAAGTAGACCTTAAGCACTAATGATAGTCACAGTCTGTTGTGGCGCACAAGCATGACCCGCTGCCATTACTAAAGCGACTGCAGCTGTGATCGGGACTTGCGCCGCTCTACGAGCAATGCGCCATCCACCATCTGATGCTGGCCGTCTAGCACATGAGACTAAGTGACTGTGTAATGTCGGTTGTCCGGGATGAATGAATTTACCCGATTGCATTGCATTAAGTGTTTGATCGCAACTAATAGCAAAGCCAGCTGATGCCCAAGGTGTTGGCTCGGTAGCAATTCCAGCCTGCGCCAATCGTGGGGCAATGTATCCTGCAGTGTTTGGATCATAAGCAAATTTTCTAGGCCTGTATCTACGAGCTAGGGTAGCCAGTTCGCCAGTTAGTTCAAGATCATTTATTCCGCCATCACGTTGCCATTCATGTAGGAATACCGCCATTCCCTCTGGGCGCTCTTGAATAGTAACTAAACAGGCAATCTCTCTATTGAAATTAAGGTCAATAGCCATCCATGTAGGTAATTCATCCTCTAGCCCTATTTCCCTTTCGCCTGCATTCCACATGTCCATTGGCCAAGGTGAATCAATAGCATCTACCCACATGCAAAGTGTTTCAGTTTTGAAAGCGTCTTTTGTATCAAAGATTGACGCATCCTTGATGTTTTCTTTTGTAATTGTGTGGCCCATTGCAGGGTTAGCCATTGCCCAAGCCTTTTCATCATTTACATCTGATCCGGGCGGTGCGCTGTATTCGTAATAACCCATTCGGCTGGACTCAAAAGTTAAGGCTCTACGCCTTTGTTCATTAAGGACATTGCTATTTAGGTCGCCAGCATTTGAAGTCCAAAAGACTTGAGCATTTGGCCTTGCTCGGGTAATCGGAGTTACAGCTGCCCAAGTGGCTTCGTCAATTTCTCGGAGTTCATCTACATAAAGCAAGTCAGCGGTTGAGCCACGCGGGCCCTCGCTGGTTGCAGCTCTAATTGCGTACTTTCTCAATCTCTCGCATTTAGTGCTACATGACTTTGGGTAGTGGTGGCAGTAAACCTCTATCTCCTCTTGGCCGTTAGTCCGGGACACACGCTTGATCCGCTTACGCATCCAGTCAAGGCTTTCGGCCATGTCTACGGTTTGCTTGAAAGTATCTAGTGATAGTTGCCTTGTCTGTGACATGGCAATGATGCTTTTCTCTCCAAAGATAAATAGGCCAGCCAGCATCCTCATCCGCATCATGTGCGTTTTTCCATTTTGCCTAGCTACCAAAACACCCACTTGGGATCTTGCCCATGTGCCATCTGGATTTACCTTTAGGGCATCATCTAAAACGTGTGATTGCCAAGGCAGTAATGGAACACCTAACTCATCCGCTAGCTGGCTTACTAGCGGGCCTGCGGTTGGCAACTTTAGTGGCGGGCTTTGGATTCTTGGTTTTGACAAGCCGTAGGAAATCTCCGACATAGGCTGTTCCATCATTTTCCTCTTGTTTACTGGCAGTACGAGTTTCTACGGTTAAGTGGAGTTGTTGCAACACTGTTAGAAACTTACCAGATAGGGCCGTTATGTCTTTAAGATCAGCGCCCATGTCAAAAGCCGTATCTA